TCATATCTTTCTTGGGTTATGTTCATGGATAAAGACAGAGGTACGGATTGCCGGGGCGGTGCAGCTCGTCATTCTGCTGCATGGCTTCCAGTAATCCGTACCTCTTATTCTCTTTTGTTTCAGGCTATGTGTGTCTTGTCCGCCCGTATTTCCGCAGGGGCGGATGACTTGTGTTTCAAAAAGAATGTGTCGGTTCGTTCCAAGCTCCGTGAGGATACTTGTCAGGGCGCTGCTGCTACCCAGCGGAATGCCGATGTCGCTTTTCCTTCCTTCCGTTTTACCCCTCCAGGCACTCTCTTCCCTGCATCCGGCATGTCCGGCAGTTCCAGCAGCTTTCTGTTTGGAGAGAGAACTGTCTGCCACGTTTTTGCGCAGGCAACCGATGGTGACACACCGCCCTATGCTGGCAAATGCAGCGTAGGCTTTTCTGCTCCAGCGGCGGAAGCGGATGGTAGGTGCGGCGGGTGATGTATTCCTCATGTTTTTTCTGCCTGATGCGGTTTTGTTTCCTTTTAGCAGATGCAAATGTAGAAAAAATAATTTCATAACGGTAATGGTCATGCATGAAAAAAACGTGCAAATTGGACTTAAGAATACTTTAGTGGGTTGGAAGGTTGTATAAAGTGAAATTGAGGCTAATTGGATGAATTGAATGGTATGGGCATAAAAAAGGCTATCTATCCCAGACAGCCAATCTTTTGTTAACCTTAAATCTAATACTATGAAAAACACATTGCAAAGGTACGTGTTTTCTTATAATCTCCAAATTTGCAGTAGATAATATCATGTTTTATAACAAGACTTAATGGTCATTAAGAACTTTATCTGCAATATTCATCGTACATTTGCTCCTGATATATCATCCGTTTGCCCTTTATGCATTATGCATTCGGTGCAGACGGATGATGTGTTTTCGTGAACTTATTACAGACAAACAACTATAAAACAGACATTTATAATGAAATCAATCCAGAACAAAGGAATAAACCTCACCGCAGAAGACCTCAAAAATCGAATCGCTGACAGAAAAGAACGATATGCCAAGCAGCAGGCACGACGCGAGAAATTGGAACAAACCATGGAGAACACCCGCAATGACATCGAGCAACTGGAGTATACCCTTGCACAGATGGAACGTACCGCCAAGCGCTCCCGCAATGCTGCCGCACAGCCTTCCCGTTTTGTCCCCCGCGAGCGTATCGCCAGCTTCTTTGCCCGTGTTTCCCGTTTTTTCGACCACCTTCAGCACCGCTTGCACCGTAGCTTGAACTATACTTGGTTCTGCCTTGTGCTATGCTCCCGATATACTTTTCAGAGCCGCCTGAAAAGCGTGGAACGCTGCTGTCTTACACCGGCCACGGTGCTGGGGTACTTCAAGAGGGAGAGGGAGATGTAACCAGTGACTTCGCTCTTATGGTAGAAGCAGCCTTAGGGATTAGTGCGGAACTCCTCGTTAATAGGCAGGCGAGATATAATATGGCTGTCTCTCTTAAAAAAAATCGCTGACCGATAAGTTGCATGAAATACACAAAATGTGTGCTTCCCTATTATAGTATGAAAGTGTTGCTTTTATCAATAAGACAGTGAGGGTGTGTCATCAACCGTTTTGACACATTCATTTTTCTTGAGCAAGTTTTCTTATTGCCACTCGAACTTTCCCAGTTTTCCCTCCCATTCTAACTTTGCAACATGTTTTATTAATAAATATATGCAAAATGATAAAAGAACAAAGTTTTGAATGGCTGCTCGAGGGATGCCATCGCATTGCAGATGTGGCAGTGGCCTATTACCCAAACTACGCGTATGCCTGCTCGGCCGTAAAGGCCCTGCGCCGTTCCATTGCGGAACACGCTTGCCTGCTGAAGGATCTGACGGACCAGGGCTATACCGCCAGGACTGCCCACCTCACCCCCGTACAGATAGGCATCCTCCTGAGCTACTGGGGGATGCCCGACCACGTGAAGGATATGACCGTGAAAAATCCGTATCTTCTGGTCTCTAAAAAATATGCGAAATAGAGAATGTATTTCTAATACATTCTGATTATTTTAGTATATTATTATATAGGGTGGTGGAGGATGAGGTGAAACCCTCTCTCGCCACCTTATGTATTTCATTAATTTTTAGCCGATTCTAACCGCTTATTTGTATCCCTCTGGCTGGTCCCTTACCTTTGTCGCATTATCGAATTAAGAATAGACAAAAATGGAAAAAGAAATGAGACCCATGACAACGGAGATGCTGAAGAAAGGCTATCTCCTCTTCCCCAAAGCCTTGTTTGAGGAACAAATGAATATGAAAACCGGAGAGAAAGCCGCCGATGCCTTCGAAGCCTTTGTCTTTGTGCTGACACACGTCAACTACAGCACGGTGACCTGCAACGTCAGGGGACACCTTTTCGACTGTGTACGTGGCGAGTCCGTACTTTCCCTGGCCCGCTGGATGGAGATATTGGGGTGGCCCCGCAACCGTACGCGCTACTTCTTCAACAAGATGTTCGACGCCGGTATCGTGGAGCGGGTGGCCAACCCCTACGTGATGCACATCCGTATCCCCGATTATGATTTCCTTACCGGCAATGCCCGTCCTAAAGCAGCCCCGCGGAAGAAGAAGGCAGCGCCGGTGGCTGGGGCGGGAGAGGACTTCTGCATCTTCTGGGAAAAGTTTCATGACATCACCGAGCATCCCAAGGTAAACATCGGCCGGGCCCGTCGCGAATGGAAAAAATTGACGGCAGGCGAGAAACAGCGGGCACTGGACAACATCGACGAATATTACGACCATCTGAACAACCAAAAATATTGTAAACAAGCCGCCACCTATCTGGCGGACAAATCTTTTGAAAATGAATATGATGACTGAAACTACTTTTTCCCACGACAGTGACCTCGAAGAAGCTGTCATCGGTGCCTGCATGATAGAGCGCGCTGCCATGCCTCTGGTGGCGGACAAACTGCGTCCCGAGATGTTCTACGAGGAGAAGAATCTGGAAATTTTTGCCGCCCTGCAATCGATGTATCGCAGCGCGAAGTCCATAGACACCATCACGTTGAAGAACGAACTGGCAGCCCGTGGCAAACTCGATGCCGTGGGCGGGCCTTACGAACTGTTACGCATCAGCTCGAAGTCAGCTCCAGTGCTCATCTGGAGTATCATGCGCTCATCCTTAGGCAATTGCACACGCGGCGTATCATGCGTACGGGATTCCAGCAACTGCTGGCGTTCAGTGCCGACGAGTCGATGGATATTGACGACATCCTGGTGGAAGCCCATCGACTGCTGGAGGGGCTGGAGGACGAGAGCGGCGTAGCCGACCACCTTCGCTCCATAGACCGGCTGATGGACGACACGCTGGCCGAGGTGGAGCAGCGTATGGAGCACGGATGCAACGGCATTACGGGTATCCCTACGGGTTTTGACGCTCTGGACCACGTTACGGCGGGCTGGCAGCGCGGCGACTTGAACATCCTTGCTGCCCGTCCGTCGGTGGGGAAGACGGCCTTTGCCCTCCACCTGGCCCGTGCCGCTGCCATGGCGGGGCGTCATGTGGTGGTCTTCAGCCTCGAAATGCAAGGCGAGCGCCTGGGCGACCGCTGGCTGCTTGCAGCTACGGAGGGGGTAGACCCGCAACACCTGCGTAGCGGTCAGCTCACACCCGGCGAGGTGAGGCAGGTGCATGAGGCGTCTGCCGAGTTGTCGCGGTTGCCCATACTGATAGACGACCATCCGATGACGAGCATGGACCGCGTGCGTTCTTCCGCCCGTCTGCTGAAGAGCAAGAATCGCTGTGACATGGTGATTGTGGACTATCTGCAACTATGTGACATGAGGAGTGACCAGAAAAACCGTAACCGCGAGCAGGAAGTGGCGCAGGCAAGCCGCAAGGCAAAGCTGCTGGCCAAGGAGCTGGATATCCCCGTACTGCTGCTGAGCCAGCTGAACCGGGCGAGCGACGGTACCATAGACCATCGCCCCACCCTGAGCAACCTGCGCGAGAGCGGCGCCATAGAGCAGGATGCGGATATGGTAATGCTGCTTTGCCGCCCTGCCCTCTACGGCAAGACCGTCGATAAGAAGAGTACTTATCCCACCGATGGCTTGGGCATCGTCATCATAGCCAAGCACCGTAATGGCAAAACTGGTGAAGTCTATTTCCACCATAACCAAAGCATGACAAAACTGGTGGACTACATACCACCATTGGAGTGGCTGACGAGGAATGCAAAGTGATGGATGGAAATTTATAGAATGCAGAGACACAAAGACACGGAGATTTTTCTTATTGCTTGAAAAACTCTGTGTCTCCGTGTTTTTTGTAGTAAAAAAAATGGCAAAACACTTGACTTCCGCTTCTTAATGTTGTATCTTTGTAATGTGCTTAAGAAAAGGAATAATCATTGATTCGGGCGCCCTATCCCTTCCCTTACCCACTTCTCTCTTATAACTCATTTTTCTTAACTTAAACCTTAACTTTTCAAATTTATGGATGTAATTGTAGAGCGCTTCCAGCGCCGTAAAATCGTAAGCAACCCGGCTTCGCCCATGTTGTACTATCTCCGTCAGAAACCCAAGACCTGCGGCACCGTGGACATCGATGTCCTTGCCGCCTCCATTCAGAAAAACTGTGCCATGACGAAGGGCGACGTGAAGCACGTCATCGAAGCCCTGGTGGAGGAGATTCAAGGCAACCTTGCCAACGGCGACAAGGTGAAGCTGAACCAGCTGGGCACTTTCCACATGACGTTCCGCTGTCCCGGCATGGAGGCCTCGGACAAATGTACGGTGCGCAATATCTCGAAGGTGAATATCCGCTTTATCCCCGACAAGGAGTTGAAGCTGGTGAACGGCAGTACCGCCGTGACCCGTAGCCCGGCGAATGTGGGCTTTGTGCTCGACAAGCCCGAGGAGGGCGGCTCCGGCGGCGGCAATCAAGGCGGTGGTTCCGGAGGCGGCTCCGGCGACGACGGCGACCAGGGCGAAAATCCGCTGGGATAAAAAAGGAATGATTAATGGTTAGTGATTAAGGGTTAATGAACACAAGCAAATCGTTTATCGCTAATCAATCCCTAATGATTAACCATTAATCATTAGCCATTAATCCTTAATCACTAATCCTTAACCATTAATCCTTAATTTTATGAGTACAAAATCATCCGTTTGGGATAAGATTCTGAAAGTGATAATCGCTGTAGCCTCCGCGCTTATTGGTGCCCTGAGCGCCCATGCCATGACAGTGTAGCGGGTTTCCTTCACTTTTAATTTTTAATTTCTAATTTTTAATTCTCATGAGATTCATCAATCTTATCGTCGTCCATTGTTCCGCCACCCGCTGCGACCGCTGCTATACGGAGCACGACTTGACGACAGACCACCTGCGCCGGGGCTTCTCCGGCGCAGGTTATCATTTTTATATCCGCAAGAACGGTGACATCAAGTCCCTGCGTCCCTTGTCCCTGCCTGGTGCCCATGTCCGGGGGTGGAATGCAGGTAGCATCGGTGTCTGCTACGAAGGCGGTCTTGACGAGTGCGGTCGCCCTGCCGATACACGCACCCTTTTCCACAAGCACTCCCTGCGTGTGCTTGTGTTGCTGCTGCTGAAGGATTATCCCGGTTCCCAGCTTTGCGGTCACCGCGACCTGAGCCCCGACCTGAACCATAACGGGGAGATAGAGCCGGAAGAGTGTAGGGGGGGGGAAATCACTTTGTATGTAAACTATGAGAGGGTGAAATGTGGCTCAAATGCTTATGAATAGGGAGGTTGAGCATGTTTGCTATATCGGGCGAAGATAAATCAAAATGTAATATTGGCTAACATTTGGGTTGCATTTAAATGAGGAATGAGTGATTTCTAAACGGTTTAAATGACATTGAAATAGTGTGAGGGCTGAATTGATGCTTTTTGAGGCACAATTCAGCCCTTTTTCTATGCGTAATGGTGAGACTACTCTTGGGTGCTACGAATGAGGTGAGACTGCTTGATAATGGCTCTATGGGTTATCTTAACGTCGCCATCAGTGAGACCAGCATGAAGTAACGAGCTCTTTTTGATGCCTATTTGAGCGTCGTTTAGGACAGTATAGATGGCGCTGATGCTGCCGAAATAATAGTCTTTCTTCTCAAAAATGAGATGTACATGAATTACTTTGGTCATATCGTTAATATTTGGAATTTTCTTTTGCAAAGATATTCCAAATAAATAATATATAGAAGTATTTAAACCAATAAGATATACTGTTTAGAGCATTTTAGTGAAATGATTAAATGGAGGAATTATTGTCCGCATACATAGACTTCCAAGTTGGTGAGCCATTAGCGATGAAGTGTTAAAAATGAGCTGGGCATACTGTTGGACATACCGAGTTGGACATACTTTTATGTGTATATTGTTTACTTTACAAAAAGTTGGGCATACTTTTTTGCTTTGTTTTTGGGTGTGTTTTGGGTATGATGTTTCTTTTTAAGATACCTTTTTTAGCGTTTAAATAAATATTTATAGGGGGATAGTATAGAACTTTTGGTGATTGATACGATTACGATATTTGTATAAGTGGTTGATTTGTAGTAGATATTAGCGTAATAAGTGGTATTTTAGCAGCATAAACGTGCGTGCGGTACGAATATCTGGCAGTATAGCTCAGTTGGTAGAGCGAAGGTGTGCATACGTGATGATACGTGTCGCAGGTCTTTTGTCACAAGTTCGAGTCTTGTTGCTGCCCCAATATTTGTTTGAAGGTGTTAGACGAACGCTCCCGCTAATCAGCACTCCGGTTGAGGGGATAAAGCGCACGGAGATTTAAGGTAATTGATTGATTGTTGATGGATGATGCTCCCGGTGATGGTGCCGGGAGCATTTATTAAAAACAAAGTATTATGTTAGGAGTTATTTAAGTATTTTGCTTCAAGACCAGAGATTATTGCCGGTTAGCTTTACTGATTTCCTCTGCAATGATCGCATCTTCTATGTCGGTATGAAGCTTATGTAGTTTACGGAAATTATAAATCTCGTAAATAAGGGAAAGGCCTACCAATGCTACAGCTATGAGCATTATATCAATAACTACCCAATCCCAAAAGATATAGCGCAAATGCTCCACGTTCCATATAAGTGCCACAACTAAAGCAAACGTAGCCACTCCAAAATCAAGGAGTAGCATATTTCGCACATGGGCAATAGAAGAGCGAAGAGCCGTGCGCATTTTTTTATTAAGTACCTTGGAGAGACTAAATGATACCAATAGACTCATTGAGATAGAAAAAACAATACCCAACACCGTAAACAGCGTTTGCAGTACTACTGCATTGCCGCTTACATCTGCAATGGCTAGCACTATTGCAATAGCCACCGCAACAATTATGCGGAGTATCAACTTAGTCATTTAATTGCGTTCTTACTTCACTCAAAAATAATTCCATTTCTTGTTTTAATTGCTCTTCTACAATGCGGTTTGTCTCCACACATTCAACGGAAACAGGCTTTTTAACTTTAACAGCTGCACCGGTAAATTTGTTTCCATCTTTTGTGCGTATCACTAGCCCACTATCGTTTGTAATATTAGTAGCAATGGCTCCCATCACACGTTGGAAAGTCTCTTGCGCCATTTCTTTCGGTTTGCTTTTGAGTTTAAGGAATAATCGTGCTTCAATAAGCTGGTTAGACTGAATTTCTGCTAGACTGGAAGTGTCGCCAATAAGTTGTCCCAGTAAATCATCAGTCAAATTACCTAACTTTGCAGAAAATGTAGTCGGTTCATTTTCTGAAGGAGTTGCTGATACGACATTTCCACCACCAACAAATTGAATGTCTTTAATTTGAGAAAGCTGTACACCATCTGGCAATTTGGTTAACTCCGTAAACTGAAACAATCTCTCTCCCCTTACACCTTCAAGCAGCCAATTTATATACGTTTGTAAACGATCGATATTGATATTACCAGCCAAACTGGTCACAAGGTAATTGTTATTGAGGGCAAAATAAAAATGACCTTTGTACTGACTTTGATCGGGATGACCAGCATTAACCTGTGCCATTGTGATTGTTGGCTGATTAAACAACTCCTCACTTATTACACCGCCATTATCAGCTGGGATAATACGCAACATCATACCAAACATATAGGAGTTATTAGTTGACCATGTAAAGTTTGCCAACAAATCCCTGTCGGGGTCTTCGGCATTAAGGGGCATACGACGTTGAGCAACAATCGATTCTGGTGTCAGTACCTGCTGCAACAATCCCAATATGCCCGAATGAGGTTCGGTTAGGCTGGGGTTTTCTATCTTAAATGCTCGGAGAGTGAGCTTTTTCGGTGGTATTCGTGTCATAATAAGTATAATTTACATGTTGCAAAGTTAATCAAAAAAGTCAAAATAGCTAATCTCAAGAGCTTTTGTAAACGTGTTAAATGACAGATTTAGTATGTTTATTACTATGATTTTAATTTAATTGGTTATTAATTACTGCTTGAATACTCTGTTATTGGGCATTGGCAGATGTTGCATTGTCGGCATCGGGCTGCGGAGAATGTTTCTTTGTAGAAGCAGTCTTCGCAGGACCTAAACCCTCAGGATGAGAGGTGGAGGATTCGGGGTATTTGGCTTTGAGGGTGGCGAGTTCCTCGGTCATCGCACGGAGTTCGGACTGGAGGTGGTCGATTTTGGCATCTTTCTCATCAAGCTTCTCCATGAAACGCAATGATACAGTAGAGATGGTGGAGTCTCCGTCGTGTGGCAATAAATCAAATTGATTTATATTGTATGCCTCGATAAATTTATCAAGGAAGGTATCTGCAAGCCCCCTACTTCCATTTAATACGGAGTTAAGATACTGTGGCTTAATGTCTAAAGCTCTTGCTATATCAGCTTTAGACACCCCTTCATTAGCTAATCGTTCAACTTCTTTCTTGAACCATTTCTCTTTCAATGAGGCTATATTTTCCATTTATAACGCAAAAAGATTTATATTTTCTTGCATATATAAACCAAAATGGTTTACTTTGCTGCCGTTACCAAAAGAGGTAACGCTACAAATGTACAAAAGAAAATCAAATAATGATATATGAAGACAGTAATAATCAAAGAGTACGAATTGCCATTGAAACCGCCGGTAGGTTTTAAAAAGGTTGTGGCAAAAGCAGCCGGAGTAAGCGAGAAAACGGTGTATAACGCTATTGTCCGCGGACTGAGAGGTCCACAAAGTGACAAGGTGATACAGACTTATAAGGAGATATACGGGAAACCGGTGAATATGGAAGTAATAGATAAATAACCCTTTAAAATATAGAGAATGAAAAAACTGACACTGACCCAAGAAGATCCTGTGATTTTCGTAAGAGATACGAAAGAAGATGCGTGGCGTGACGCCAGTGCATACGTTGCAGAGCAAAGAGAGAAAAATATTGTGAGAGGCTATTCTGTAGCTTATGCGGTGATTGTCACTCCACTAAAGGTGGATAGCGAGGCAGTGATAAATAAGACGAAACGATAACTTTATAAATGGTATGGATAGAAACTCTACTCGGACTCTATTTGAGGAGTTTTATAAGGCGAAACATGGAAAGTATCCTTCCCGATTACAAATGTTTGTTTTTCGGCTGCTTGACATGGTCGATTCTGGTTGGTTTCCCTTGGCTTTAAGCATCCTATCGTTAGTGATATCATGCTTATCACTAACGATATCATTGAAATAATAACGGTCAAACGTTGAAGTTTTAGGTTCAAATAATTGTTGTATGCGGCCAAGGCTAAATTGGGCAAAGTGCAATCCCGTAAGGCTTGTATGCCAATGTCAGTAAGAGACATCACATTGTTGTCCTTGTCGTGTTGAATGTAACCAACGGTAACCAAATATTGAAAGTCTAAATTAAACTCAACAATATTGGTCTTGCGATACAAAGTTCTGTCGGTAGATTGCCCTGCGACATCCCAATAAAAATAGGGATCTTTTCCCGGGAACATGGCTATCACGTCTAAAATATGCGCTCTGGTTTTATATCTCTTGTAGTTACGAAGGGCATCCTTGACATTATTATTCATGACAATATACTTTTAGTTAGATGATGCTACAAATGTAGCGAAACTGTTCCGGTTCGGGATGAATAGGGATAGATTTTTCAACTGAAATTAAAGAAAAAAAGATATGGATAGAAAATTGACAGAAAAAGAAGTGGCGTTTCTGCAGGATTTGCGGGAACTGATGGCGAAGCACAGCGCCATGCTGTATTCGGAGGATGACCATGTGTGTTTCGATGTGGAATACTCCGGTGCGGATGATCCGGTGGAACCGCTCATGTTACCCGATGGTATTACCGTGTTTTACGATTTGGATGATTTCATTGAACAGAACTTTTAAACTTTACAAGATATGAAAACCTGGAGAACGATTCAGAAGATTGCCGTGGCCGTGGGCATGACCTATGGCATGTGGCTTGGAACCAATGTGGACGCAACGGATGCGGACAGCCGGAATGCGTTTGTAATCATCGTATTATCAGTCATCGTGGCTATTTCGATGTACACGCCGGATAAAGAGCAGGAAAAGAACCTTATATGATGGGGCGGCTTTCGCTCCGGTTCGATGCCGGAGCCTGGCGCAAGTTAAACAAGAAAAGTTTCTGATTATGGAAATGTTTGGAAAGACACTTTGTGTAACCTTCGAAGATTTGGTAGGAAGCGGTATCATGAGCAAGTCCAATTTTGACAAGCATGTCCGTGAACACAAGTTCCGGGTTCTGCAGAAAGGCGGTAACGGACGCAAGGTGTTCGTGGCATACGAAAGCCTGTCTGATGCACTTCGCTCTATAGTAGAAGAAAAATTACCTGATGCCAAAGAACAACTCAAAAAACAACAACTCCCCCCGATGGACGAACGATTGAAAAGCGACAGCAAAGCGGTAGAATTCTTCCGCACCTATACCCCTGCCATCAGCTACGACAAGCAGGTGGAATATGTATTGAACGCCAAGGTGCTCAATGCCATGGTAGCACAGGAAAAGAGCATGACAGCCCGGCACAATGCCAATGGTTTCAATCATAAAAAGTGGGTACGCGACACGGTTGTAGAGCTTTGCGAGAAGCTTCGCGAATGCCATGAGCACTCACTACCCCAAAGCAGACCTCGCCTGCTGGAGAAGTACAAAGCCTATAAAGAAGAGGGCTACCAAGTGCTTGTAAACGGTAATTCCGGCAACCAGGCAGCCCGCAAGATAGGGCCTAAAGAAGGTCGTCTGCTCATCAAGCTGAAACGCAGCGTATTCCCCGTCTATACCGACATGCAGATATTCAAGGAATACAACCGCCAAGCCGAAGAGAAAGGCTGGAAGACCATCGAATCTCCCCAGACCGTTATCAACTACCTCTATAAGACAGCCGTCAAACTGTGGTGGTATGGTGCCGTTCATGGCGAGATTGCCTTCAAGAACGAATTCATGCCACAGTTCGATACCAAGCTGCCCAAGATGCCCAATACCTTGTGGTATGGTGACGGTACGAAGCTCAACCTCTACTACAAGGCATACGATGCCAAGAACAAGCGTATGGTGGCACGCACCATCGACGTGTACGAGGTGATGGATGCCTGTACGGAAATGTTCCTGGGCTACAGCTTCGGTGCCGAGAACTTCGCCACCCAGTACGATGCCTACCGTATGGCCTTGGAGACCTGGAAGGTGAAACCCTACGAGATTGTGACCGACAACCAGGGCGGACACAAGAGGCCCGAGGCTAAAGCCTTCTTCAAATCCATCTGCCACCTGCACAAGACCACGATGCCCCACAACGGACAGTCCAAGAGCATAGAGAGTGCCTTCGGACGTTTCCAGATGCAGGTATTGCACAGACTGTACAACTTCACCGGGCAGAATATCACTGCCAAGAAGGAGAACAGCCACGCCAATATAGAGCTGATCATGAAGAATATCTCCCAACTCCCCACACTGGAGGAAGTGAAAGAGCAATACCTGGCGTGCCGCGAAGAGTGGAACCGCATGGAGCATCCCACTTCCGAAACCGGAATGACCCGCATGGAGATGTACACCACCCTCAACAGCCCCAATGCCGAGCCACTGGACGACTATGAGGTGCAGGAACTCTTCAAGCTCTTCTCCAAAGACAGCGTGAAGTACAACAAACATGGTTTTATCTTCGAACTCAACAAACGGGAGTACCGCTACATGGTGTATGGCGAAGACGGGCTGGTGGACATGAACTTCCACATGCGGCATGTAGGCGTCAGTTTCCACTACCGCTACGACCCGCAGGATATGAACGCCATCGAGCTGTGGGAAGTGGATGCCAAAGGCGGGCTGAAATACGCCGCCACCGCCACGCCTAAAGTACGCATTCATCGTGCCACCGCCGAGCGTACAGAAGAAGAGAGCGAACGACTCTTCGCCCAGATACATGCCAACAAGCGTGCACTGGCAGGACACTACATCGCCTGCGAAGAACTGTTGCTCGATGACTGCCAGGGCGAAGCCTATATCAAACTACGCACCCCCCGCCCTGTAGGTGTGTCCGAAAAGAAAATGGAGGCTTACCGTGACGAATACGAAGAAGAAACACTCACTGCTCCGGTAGAATATCCCGATGGTATGGGACCGGGCAATTACTTGCCCAACAACCAACTTGAGGAAGAAGAACCCGAAGAAGTGGGCATCGCCACTCCCGGCGAATACACCAAGCAAGTGTCCGGCATTACGGATGTGGACTTGTACGGAAGCTATCTGAATCAGAATTAAACAGTGTTCAACAATCAATAAAATACCATTCAAACGATGAAAGAATTAACCGTTAAAAACAAAGACGCCATCCGCGACGCTCTGATAGAGTATTGCGGCAACTACCCGTCGCAGAACCGTGCCAGCGAGAGCCTGAACGGTGTAAGTGCCGGTACCGTATCTCAAATCTGCAACTCAAAGTACGCCAATATCAGCGACGACATGTTCAGCCGCATCGCCTCGCAGATAGGCTATAGCATGGAGAGCTGGACGCTGACCGAGAGCGAAGCCTTCAGCCGCATGACCTTTGCCATGACCGACGCGCAGAACAATAAACTCACCACTTGGGTGGTGGGCGATGCAGGTTGTGGAAAGACCACTGCCGCCATCGAGTACCGCCGCACGCATAAGAACGTATTCTACATCCTTTGCAGTGAAGACATGAAGAAGAGCGACTTCGTGCGCGAGATAGCCAAGCAGGTGGGTGCACCTACCGACGGCACCAACTTGCGCGATATGCTGGAATATGCCATTAGCATGATTGCCTTTCTTAATAACCCGCTTATCATCTTCGACGAGGGCGATAAACTGACGGACAGTGTGTTCAGCTACTTCATATCCATCTATAACCGGCTGGAAAACAAAAGCGGCATCATTTTCCTTTCTACCGACTACATCAAGCGCCGGGTAGAGAACGGGCTGCGCTACAATAAAAAAGGCTACAAAGAGATCAACAGCCGCATCGGTCGCAAGTTCTACGATATCAATGTAGCTACGGAGCAGGATGTGTACGCCATCTGCATGGCTAACGGACTGACAAACCCCGCAGACATCAAATGCGTGCAGAAAGAGGCGGCACAGGGTGAGTACGATCTTCGTAGGGTACGCCGCGTAGTACATGCCTGCAAGCGCATTCAGGAAGCCAGACGAATGAAAGGAGGGCAGGCATGAGTGAGGTGGTGAATGATGCCAAAACCTTTGCCCGCAACGCCAAAGGGGTGCGTGAGGTGTTGAGCATGAAATTCGACACTTTCCCTTTCAGCGGCGCATGGTACGATGCCTTTGGCACGCCCGAACGTCGGGGGATATGGATAATCTGGGGGAATACCGGCAGCGGAAAGACCTCTTTCGTGATGCAGTTGTGCAAGGAACTGTGCAAGTATGGCCGCGTGGCATACGACAGTCTGGAAGAAGGTGCTTGCCTCACGATGCAGAATTCCCTGAAGCGCTTCAACATGCAGGAGGTGAACGGAAAGTTCCTGCTGCTCGATGTTGAACCGATAGACCAGTTGTGCCTGAGAATGAAGCGTCAGAAGTCTCCCGACTTCGTGGTAATAGACAGCCTTCAATATACCCAACTGACCTATGCCCAGTTCATCAAGATCAAGGAGGCGTACCGTAATAAGCTGATTATTTTCATCAGCCACGCCAGCGGTACGAATCCGGACGGACGTGTCGCAAAGAAGGTGGCATTTGATGCCGCGCTGAAAATATACGTGGAAGGGAAGCGGGCTTTCAGCAAAGGACGGTTTATCGGTCCGGTGGGTCACTTCGATGTGTGGCCGGAAGAGGCAGCAGCATATTACGGAGAGGATGTAAGGGATTTATAATTTCAAATTTATGATTTATGAGAACAACCGACAACAAACCCGTCACCCCCGCGCAGCTCAAGGCCCTGCACGTCACCTTCCACAAGCTGGGCATGGACGACGACGCGCGTCACGAGTGCATCGCCTCCTTCACTTCCGGCAGGACGGCAAGCAGCAAGTATCTCACCATGACCGAGGCCCGGCTGCTGCTTTCCCGCTTGAACCAGGATGATGAGCAGGTGCGCAAGATGATGCTGGCAGAGGCACGGACATTATGCCGTTCCATCTACTATCTGGCTTCGCAGATATCGTTCCTGAACAAGGATTTTCCCTCCGACACCGAGGAAGACCGGCAGATGAACAAGGCGAAGATAGACGTATGGGCACGCAGCCGCAGCCGGTTCCGTAAGAACATCCGGCAGATGAATGTGGGAGAACTCCGGGAGGTGAAGAAGCAACTGGAGGCGATAGCACGGAAGGAGAATGGCAAGGCAAATTAAAGAATGAATAATTAAAGAATGAAAAGCGATATGAGAACGAAACAGGAAATCAGGCAGGCAGTGGCGATACTCCGTCACAAAGGCGACCGCATCAGCATGCTTCAGGCAGCTACGCTGGAGGAAGGCAGAAACGAGGCGTGGGTATTCGCCACTTATGTGACTTCTGTTCCCGAAGGAGCCAAGGATGAAGCCGCATTCTTTGCCGCCCGCGACGCCGCCCGGTTTGCCGCCGGGCACATCGGGCTGGAGGAGCTGATACCGGACGTGCAGAGCATGACGGCGGCGGACTTCGCGGCGGCAGGAGCACTGGGAACGATGGATGAGCCGAAGCGGAAGAGAGAGAAACAGACAGTCAGCGTGCAGGAATTCGAGGCCCTAAAACGCAAGGTCAGGCAACTGGAAGGCTTCGTGGAGGACTTGCTGAAAGAACGCCGTCAGCGTGCCGAATATCAGAAGCTGCCGGACACCAACCGTGCCGACTTCATCGGCCAGAAGGAAGCGACGGAACTTGTGGGATGCAGTCGTGAAACGCTGAATGCCTGGCAACGTAAAGGCTTTATCACCGGTTATCGCAAGGCGGGGCTGGTCTATTACAGCAAAAGTGAGCTTGCGGCCAGTTCCGTTGTGCAGAACTTCATCAATATAAAAGATAGGAGGAAATAAGTATGAAAGACCGCAGCACCGGCTACATGCCCCGAAACTACACCTCCGACCGCAGGGAACGCCACAGCCTGCTTGCCGTACAGCTCGAGGCCAGCGCCGACCGCATCTGCGACCTGCAGGACCGCTTGATGGCGGGCACTTCCGCCCTGAAACCGATAGAGTACGACCGCCTGCTTGATGACTACCGTGCCGAACTCGTCCGCTACGACCGCATCGACCGGGAACTGGTGGAGCTCGAGGCGCCCACAAAGACCAAGGAGTACATCGAAGGGCGGCGTATATACCAGCAGTACAAGAACAAGATAAATTATTAACCCTATAAAACGATAAGGATTATGGCAAGAACCAAGAAAACATTAGTCAGCGGCGTCAGCCGCGAGCAGGCCGAGCAGGCGTTCGCCGACTTTGCGGCAGCCGATGCCCAAGTACAGAACCTGACCTCCAAGATGGACATCGAGATGACCCGTGTCCGCGAAAAGTATGCCGGACGGCTGGCCGAACTCTCCGACGTGAAGGACGGAGCCTTTGAAATCATGCAGGCGTATGCCGTGGAGAACAAGGAAGAACTGTTCGCCAGGAAGAAGAGTGTGGAATCAGCCCACGGCGTGTTCGGTTTCCGCACCGGCACACCGAAGCTGAAGAACCTGAAGGGCTTCACCTGGGCGGCGGTGACCAACCTCTGCAAGGAGCTTCTCCCCTCGTACATCCGCACATCGGAGGAACTGGCGAAGGACAAGCTGCTGGCCGACCGCGAACTGCCCGAAGTGGCGGAGTACTTCCCCAAGATAGGCGTGCAGGTGGTGCAGGACGAGACGTTCTATGTGGAACCCAAGAAAGAGAACGATGCAGCTCCGCAGTGACATGAAAGAGATACACCGCTGGTACCGATACCGTCCGTGCGGCAGATGCTGGGCGGTGTATCTCGATGTCACTTACCGCCAGGGTGACAGTTTCCCTCCGAAGATATCGACACACGGGACAAAGGTGGGGGAATGTCTGACCAGGGAAGAGGCGCGGCGGGAGGTGTACAGACTGAACGGTTGGACCTATAAAGAAAGGGAAGCATGAGCGTGAAACAGAACGGGGTGCTGATAACTGCACCCCTCTTCGGAACGGGACGGGAAACCGTGGGCGAGTTCCCGGGTTATTCTTGCGGTTATTGCCAGGGCAACGGCTGGTTCTGGAATCCGGAAGTCATCAACGAACGTGTGAAGATGCCTTGCCCGAAATGTGGCGGTACCGGGAAGGTGAAGGGTATCGTTACGGTGGAATGGGTGCCGGACGGGGAAGTGAAGGCCTGCTTCAAAGAGAATTCAAACAATGTTTAAATTCTGATACAGACCATGCAGTGTATTTCCGTGAAATACATCGTCCAGATAGACAATTTCCGCGTAGCGGATTTCATCTTCTACTGGAACTATTACGAACAGCCGTGCTCCCTGCTCCTGCAGAAGCCCAAGACGGAAGGACTCACCGCCATCCGTCTGGTGGTGGACAGCGACGAGGCGGCAAGTTTTCTGTACAGGGCAAAGGAGAAGACGGGGTGCAGGCTGTATCAAGTGGATTAAAAAGGAAAGATATCATGGAACAAGATATTATAGAACAATTTACTCAGTTATCCACACCCGTACAATGCACTGGCATTGTATGCGCTACAATAATATGCATAGCGGTATTGGTGTATTTTTATAAGTTGTTTAACTCTTAACTAAATAGATATGAGCAGAATGTATTTAGGCGATATTCCCTGTTCCGGTTGCGGAAAGACAGGTAAGGAAAGCCGAAGACCCACGAAAGATAGTATATGCTATCAGTGCATGGATGATTTGAACAAATATCGGAAAATTCTCGAACGGAATGCCGGAAATAAAGATACTTATGTGGAATTTGATGTTATTGCGCACGAGATAAGATATACTGCTGACGACAACTATAATAATCTCATCGGTGCATTAAAACAACTATTTATTTCTCTGGACACTCCTGAAGCTGATAAACGGTCAACTGCAACTCCTAAAGTGTGTCATGGTAATTATTACAATAACGCCTTTAGAATTCAGCGTGAGTATAGCTATTCTTATAAAGGTGAAACCATGTGGGGGGAAGGTGCTTTTATTATCAGAGAGGATATTGCTATTAATTTAGATTCTTTGATGACAGCTTTAGAGAACTACTCTCATGGAGTATATCTTCAAGGTAAAAAAGATGGTGGAAACCTTCTGAAAAGTCTTGGAGCACAGGAAATATCACCAGATGAATTTGTAGAGCGAATTAATAGGGAAAAATACAAATAGCGTATAACTAAATATTAAGGAGCTAATTTAATATTAGCTCCTTAATAAATTACAGTTAGTAACTTACAGAACTTTCTACCGTTGTAGCCTCAATACCATTTGCTCTTTTATATGATCCAATAGCTGACATTACGGCTGTTTTAACTAATCCTTTATCATGGAAACTATGAGGATAACTAATATTGGTAGTAAACGAATAGCTTCTACCTCCTGCTGTAAACGAAATTGTGTAAGAATACATAATATTAAATTATTAAATTATAGCAATATTGCTTATAAGCATAAAACAAGAAGTATGCTAATAAAAAAATTACTGCCAATCTGACACAAAAAGTGCATTATTAACATTTTTCATGCCTTAAAATAAGAATATAAGCCTTGGACGGGCTTTGTAAAATCATTATATATTATGACATTTGAACAAGAAGTTGTAGAAAACAAAAGATTGCGCCAAGAAATTGATGCTAAGATTCAAGAAGTAAAAAATCTTCCGGTAAGTAGAGAACGTAGTCTTACCATTACGAAACTGCAAGAAGCTGTTATGTGGCTCGGCATGGATTTGAAACGTTTGGGCACTGCTAATCCTTACCCATCAAGCAAAGATCCTTCAACGGGCGCAGTGATAGAACCAACCGCTGACGGATTGAAATTATGATTACTCAAAAATATAATGACTAATAACTTGATAAAAATTGTATATTTGTGGCAGTAAAAGTATGTTCAACTAAAAATTAGGGAGGATATGAAGAAAGTCAAGAATGGTCATAGTGTGAAAGAAATTAAGGATGTGCTCTATCAATTGTTTCAAGAGAACAACCTGGGACTTGTTTATATTGATGAAGCTGGTGAATTACAAGCAGATACAATAAGGGTATTTGTAAACGATGTATTGGATGGGAAAATAGAATATGATGGTAGGGTGAAAACATGCTGACATGATAATTTAAAGAAAGCCGCTGCGGTCCTTCCGTCAGCGGCTTTCTTTTTGTTCTTCTGTCCAAGAGCCTCATTCTCCCGGCTCTCCCAGCAGCTCCACTATCGCCTCATGTTGCAGCGGCGTCAATGCCCGTTGTCGGGGTTGGTAATGCAGTTTCTCCAGCCGGGTTTGCAGCTCCGGATTCAGTTTTATCCAGCGGTGCAGTTGCGCTGATGCGCTGCGGGGAGTGGAGCGGGGGAAGTAGGCTTGTGCCAGGTCACTCATGTAGATTGCGTTCAACATTTTATTTACGATTTAACGATTTACCATTTACTATTTAAAGCCACCCTGCGGCGGCATAAAAAACTACCCGTAGGTAACCGGTCGGCTACTTACGGGTAGTTGGTCATTTACTACGGGGTAGTCTGTGAACTACTACGGGGTGGTTCCTTAGCCCAGCGGGTTCTCCCCCTGGTCGCCGTCGTTGCCTCCCCCGGTGTTTCCTCCTCCGGTGTTGTCGTCATCGGGCAGGGGTGCTTCGCCCTTCTTGGCCACGCGCTTGAAGGTAAGCCCGCCGTTGCCCGCACGGGTGGCAGCCTTCACGGGCTTGCCGGGGCGGAACTGGACGGTGGCTTCGGTGATGTTGGCGCTGGTGAACTTCTTCTCGGTTTCGGCGCCGGTGCTGCACAGCTGCAGCTGGAAGGAGCCGAAGTTCTCCAGGCGTACAATCTTGCCTGCCGACAGGTGCCGGTTCACCTGCTTGATGAGGGCGCGGATGGCGTTCAGCACGTCACCGTCCGTCAGGGAGGTGGCGTAGGAGATGTCTTCGGCCATTTCGTCCATGGTCACTTCGCCGCTGGCCTGCGCCTTGGCGTAATATTTCTTGGGGGCGGTTTCATCGCCCGGTTTTGTGCTCATCAGAGCAAGGGAATAGTTTACCATACTTCGTGAATTAAAGAATTAATAATGAAAGAATGAAAGCTGCGCGGAGAGGCGGCTTCATTCCGTTTGTTGCGTCTGTTCGCGAAAAAGACGCGGCAAAGATGGGCGAAACGGGCTATTCCGTGTTGTGGTATGCGCTTTCCGGGCGTATTAGTTGCATAAATGTGCGTTTATAATTATTTTTGTAGCAGGTAATCAGGCAGTTCAGGGTAATCAATTCTAAGTTTTCAGGGGTCATATGAAGAAAAACCGGTCAAAGATTGTAGGATGCAGCTACGCATTCAGGGTGGAGGACATTGTGCGCATCTACGATGAACATTCCCGCAGCGGCCTTTCCAACCGCGAGATCCTGCGCCGCTACATCTGGCCCAAGTACCACATCTGCGAGAAGACCTTCTACAACATCATCAACGCCAGTGCCGACCCCAAGGTCATACGCCGCCAGGAAGAGATGCGTTCGCAGCTGTCACTTTTTTGAATATCCGTTTATCCTCTGTCCATTACTTTGCATGTAAAGTCTGTGACATCCTCCACAAGTTCCTCATGGTTGTGGTTCGTACTGCTTCCGGTACGCCGGAACAGACTGAAGGACGTGCTGCCGTCGTCTCCGGAGAGGTTGAAAAGATGCCGGTCCATGCGGTCCAGCAGGTCGAAACGTTCCAGTGTCTGCCGTTGGAAGCCGCTACCTTCGCGGGCGCTTCCTTTCCAGGGTGTGACGATATGAAGACGTAGGGTCACGTCTGCCGTCTGTGTCCCGCCTCCCGCCCATTTTACGGGTCGGAACTCAATGAAGACGGCAGGGACGTCGAAAGGATCTTCCTGCTCCAGGAATGAAATCTGTTCGTTCCATAGGTCGAACGTTCTGATGACGGGCCGGCCGTCCCGGTCTGTGAGTCGTTTCAGCCGTTCTATGAGGCTGAGGTAAAGGAATCTTCTCATGTCTGAAATATTTTGTTGCTATTTTCTTCCGCTATTTCCCGGATGATGCGCTCCACCTCCGGATGCATGCCGATGAACCGTCGGCGTGGTATGACTATCTTGCTTCCTGCCCGCTTCAATGCCATGCGTTTGCAGAAAAGCGCCTCTTCCGTGGGTTTACGCCGATAATTATCCGTCAGTTGCCTATACAAATACCAGAAGTGCCCCTTCATCCGTTTGGTAACGGTAATGGCACCGCCCTCGTTGTGGATGGCGGCATACGGCAGGTCGCTGCTGAATACCACACTGTGGGCGGTAGTCTCCGTTTTGATACTTCTGCGCAAAGCTCCGGTGCGTATCAGTAATCCCCGGCTTTCGTCGTCATTGTATTTCCTTCGTGCCCAACGCTCGTTGAAGAAGGCCTCGCGCTCAAAGTTGCGGTCGAACTCTTCGCCTATTTCCGTTCCGATATCCTTCAGCGTAAGGCTGATGAAGTGCTTCACCTTCCGTTCTAGCTCCTTGGTTATGTCTGAATTTTGGGGCATAATGTTTGTTTATTAAAGAATTAACTGTATCTTTGTGGCACTGAAGGGAGTAATTTAAAAATGTGGCCTCGGATTGCAGTTCCAAGGATGCTATTTTCAAATTACTCTCTTCTTTTTGTAATGTATTGCAGTATATCTTCACTATCCGAAATGCTGTGCAGTTTTACCGAACCGTCTATCAATTCCCTCACGATAATCCAGCTTTTTTCATTATGCAAAGTTGTTTCAAACAGATGCATCGTGATGTCCGGGTCGTGTTTGTCTGGTCCATTGCCCAAATAAGGAGCTTCGGCGATGACATTTTCTATGTCCAGCAGCATCCTGTTTTTCTCCACAATCCATTTGTGAGGCTGGTTGAGCCATTCTTTTATATTGGTACCACTGACACGGATGTCCTTTCCGAACTGCTCGTTCTTCAAAACTTTGTCTTTCAGGAACTGTGCTTTTTCCCTTATCTCAGTCCGAAGTTTCTTTAGTTCATCTTTTCGCCTGGTCATTTCCCGTATCACCTTGCAGGCTGCGCACAATTCATTATCGGGCATTTTGGCCAGTTTGAGCGTGCCCGGTCTGTCGGGGCAGTCCTTGCACCTGCTGATGGTATAGGGATTATAGAACGGGAAGCATGCCATCTGCTTGCCCGGATTGAATCGCATCATCTCCTGGTGTTTTCCCGCCGTTGCCTGGCTGCCTGCCAGCATGGCTTGATGCTCGTCACTTTCCAGATATTTGCCTCGGCGCACACGCATCACGGTGCAGCGGCAGTTCCATCCGTTGGGAGGAAAATATTCATCCCAAAAATTGGAAGTAATGGGCAACGTGACATTATGCAGTGCCCGATGCGCCTCGCGTACCCGTTTGTCGCCTACGGTGCGGTATTGCAGCAGGTAGCGGTCCCGGTCCTCATCGTCCCACCATTGCTTCCACCGGGCTGCCATGGCAGCCGACGACAGGGCGAAATTATATTCAGTCTTCAAGTACCAGCGGTTGTAGGTCTCGTTCACCTTTTGAACGTCGTTTAAAAAGCGTTCAAAGGGTTTGCGGTTCCCGTCCGCATCGATCAGCGAGGGGAACGCCTCGTTCAGTTCGTGGAAGGTCTTGAAGCCGGAGAATACGTAGTTGCTTTCCTTCAGCCGCCGCACGCTGATATCGTCTATGGGACGTTGATGAATCGAAAAGTCCACGGCACGGTCCAATACACCGGCATGGCTACGTATGAACTTTTGCACATCTTTGTCTGCCAACATCTCCGGTGTGAATTCCGGTTGCCGGTGGAGCCAGCGCATCAGCAGGACAAAGGAGGCTTCCACGGCAGCGGTGTCGATTTCCTCTTCCTCATCTTCCCTGCTGTCTGCCAACGGCAGCGTATTTCCGTAATATGTCAGCAAGGCGCGTCTGTGCAGCCCTTCGTAGTCAGAAGGGCTCAGTCGAAAAAACAGAGCTTCTGTTTTTCGGCATCCTTTCCGTTTGTCTTGCCTGCCGGCACGACGACCGGTGCGGTTTCCCTTTTCCCGATGATGGGAACGTTGTACTTGTCGATGAAATATTTAGGGTCTATCTCGTAGTTCTCCAGCAGCAGGCGTTCGTAGTCAACCTGCTGCTCCGGCGTGAAGTCTATGCCCTCGTACCAGTCGAAACGGTATCCCTGCAAGGGAAAACCGTGCTTTATCATTTTGGGGATGAGCTGGAAGTTGATGGTGTCCCGCAGGTTGTCGGCATCCTTGCTGACAAGGTTCTTCAGCACCTCCAGGTGCACCTCACTCTGAGAAAGGCTGCTACCGTTCTCCGTAGTCATGGTTTCGGTGAGCACGCCCTTTGACAGTTCGGAGTTGGCGCGGTCTATGCGTTTGTCAAAGACATTGTAGGCATCCCCGCGGGTGGATTCCTTGATTTCTATCTCGGTACCTTCGGGAAAGAGCGCCCATCCTGCCGCACCCATCGAGCCCAGCATCTTCTCGATGCGGCTTTGCTCCTTGGCATCTCGGCTGGTGGTCTTGCCTACCCGGAAGGGGATGCCGAATATTTCGGAGAACATGTCCCAGAAGGAACACACATTCTTCTTGGGGATGGTGTGCTGGGCGCATTTCAGATACAGACCCAAGTCGTGGGTACCGCCCACTTCGACAATCCAGTCCGCCATCTCGCTGTGGCGGTAGTCGTAACCGCTCTGCCAGGTGTCGGACTGGTTGACGATAAGCGCACCGTATTCGGGCACGACATGGCGGCGGGGTATCAGGCACACGTCACTGAAGGCGGGCACATCGTCCACCGTGATGATGTCTCCCAACTGGATTAGCGAGTGTCCCCAATAGATGCTGTCGAGTGCCAGGCCCATGAAAGTCTTGAACCAGGGCGATTCGAATACCGCTGTCAAATCAGGGTTTTCAGCCCCCTTCTTGTCCACAATGCGGAAACTCTTGTTCAGTACATATCCCTTGCGCTGCCCCACACAGCCGGTAAGGTGCATGTCCACATCCACATCGCCGTACACGTCGTACAGCGGTCCTCGGTTAGGGTACTCTACATTGATGGCATACTGCCAGGCGTTGCGCCAGGTGCGCAGGTCTTTCTTGGTGAGCGACTCGGTCTGCATCTGCAGGTTGACCGACAGGTTGGTGACGCGTTTCAGTTCCGCAGGGTTTCCCAGGTTTACCTGCCCGATTCGCATGGGGTTCTGTTTCTTGTATTTCTTGCTCATGGTTTACCAGATATAATTGTTCTTTTCGGCCGACCCGTAACGCACGGGGTTGTGGTAGTCCTCTTCTCCGCCGGGACCGGTGACGGTGGGGATGTCGGGCGTAATGTTTCCCGCCTGCACTTCCTTGAGGTATTTCAAGGCTTGTTCATAACGTTTTTCCCGTATCTCGTAGCCCATCTTCTGGGGCAGGGAGCAGCATATATGGTAGAGTGCGATGTCGGTGGCACATCCCACCAGTTCGGCATCCCGTCGGCTGCCTTCAAGGGCGAAGGTCGCTTCTATGTCGTACCGTCCGCGCAGCGCACCCGCTATGCGGCTCATGGCACGCTCTTCCGCCAGCAGGCGGTTGTCCGGAGTGCTTTGCTGCATAATCTTCAGCGCATCGGCTCCTATCTGTATGTAATCTTCTTCGGTGATGAACATAAGGGATAATGATTAGTGATTAATAATGAGCGATTAATGGGTTTTCCGTTTTCAACTTTCACCAGGCTTGGGAGGGTAGTTGCCGCACTCCCATACGCGGGATGAAACTTTCTTCGCGTACCTGCTTCTGCAGTTTGTAGATGGCGCCTTCGTCGGCATCGGGCCCGTCATCGTGGGCGCGGCTTCCTTTCTCGAAGGCGAGGGTCTGTTCGATGCCCGTCTTCATGTCATTGTCATTCTTCAGCTTTTCGTTGTACCAGACAAAGCCGCGTTCCCACAAGGGGCTGACCGCTTCCACACGGGCGAATTTATCGGGCTTCTTGCGTTTGTCGGCAGTGACGGGCACCTGATAGCCCCGTTGGTTGCCTTCCCGCTCGAACTCGTCGAGAATGGTATCTTGCATGAAGTTGGCTTCCATGTAGATGGTGACGGCGGCATCCTCGGGCAGTGACTCCCACAGGTCATAGACCCAGCGCACCATTTCGCCTACGCTGCACTGGCGCACGAAGGCACGGAGGCAGTGCAGCTCCGAAGGTTTGGCGGTCTTCAGCCCGGGACGCGGACGTCCCCAAAGCTTGGCGGCCTTGTAGTCGTTTTTCGAGCTGTCTTTGAATGAAGGGTCGATGTAGAGTACCAGGCTTTCATAATAGCACGGTTTGAGCATGCGCTTCCACTGTATCCAGCGTTCCTGGAAGACGGCGCCTTCGGTGATGGGGTTGTGCATGTATTCCTTCTGGAAACTGCGGTAGCCCATGAAGCGTTCGCGGCTGCGCAGCATCTCGAGGGTGTAGCATTCGGGCCATGCCGGTTTCCCGTCCTTGCCGATGGCATAGACGGTGCTGGTATAAACGGTGTCGCTGTCGATGATCCGTTGCAATACGCTGTTCTTACTGATAAGGTTACCCACCATGATGAAGCGGCCTTCCTTGCCGCCGAAACATCCGAAGAGCGCCTCCTTTATCCATTTGGTCATCTCGCGTACACGGGCTTCGCTGCGGCACATCTCATCGTCGTCCAGGTCATCCACCACGATGTAGTCCGGGCGTTTGTCGCGGAACCGCAGTCCACGGGGCGACTGCCCGCGGCCGCGGCTGAAGAAGGCACACTGGTCTTTGGTAACGAACTCGCCTTCCTGCCAGCATCCGGCATTGTACTGCTCGCCGAAATCCTCGATGATGTACTGGTTGAATTGGAGTTCCGCCTGAAGGTCGCCCAGCAAGGCGTCGGCATTGTCTTCGCTCTTGCCTACCAATACCATGACATGCAACTCATTCTTGAACTTCAGCCAAAGGGGTACGCCCACATCGAGGTGTACCGACTTGGCATGTCCGCGCGGCCATTTGAAGACGGCACGCATCTCTCGGTGCTTTTCGATGTAGCGGGCGGCGTCGTTGTGGAATTTGGCGTTGGGACATTGGCAGTAGTGGCTCAAGTACCGCTGGCAGAAGTAGTCGTAATCCTTCAGGGCACGGGCGATGTTCTTCTTCCGTTCCTCTGCCGTCTCGGGCTTGCGCTTCGAGGTGATGCGTAGCAGGCGGTTGCAATGCTCCTCCCACCGCTTGAGGGCTTCTTTCTTTTCTTCGGCTGTCATTTCCTCTTGAATTTGATGCCCATAAAGTCGCTATGGAGCTGGTTGATAAGAATAATGAGCTTGTCGTCAATCTCCGGATACTCTTCACGGTGAGACACCAGCCAGTTCTCGAACTGGAGCAGGGTATTCACCATATCCACCAGTGTGGTGGTGTTGTTAATGGCCTTGATGCTTTGGGCGGCCTTCAGCATGGAGTCGGTCAGGCGGCCGATGTTCTTTTCGTTCGCCTCGGTGTTTTCCAGCACTTCGCCCACCTTGTTGAGCGCACCGGTGGTGATGGCTTCTTTAGCCATGCTGCGCGAGGCGCGTTCTTCCTTCCAGCTGCCTTCTTCCACCCATTTGCCCACGGTCTGCCGGGTTACCTTCACATAGTCGGCAATCTTAATGACGAGCATGCCGCTCATGTATAGATGCTTTGCCAAAGCCTTCTGCTGGCTCATGTCTTTTGCCATACCTTTTTCTGTTGGTTACGGTGCAAAGTTGCGAAGCATCTGCGGGGCAAGGAAAAAACGGTGAACCGGTTGCAGACAATTACGGAAGGCCTGCACATTACTGTGGAACGGTTACACACTTTTTTGTGCCGTTATGGGCGTAGCCGTAAGTTTGCACCAAAATGAGACGCAAATCATGGCCAAAAGAATCAGAATATCAAACGAGACATTGAACTGTTTCGGCACCTGGGTGAAGACTGACGGGGTGGACGTCGAGCAGTTCCGGAAGAATCCCGTCATGCTGTGGATGCATTGGCGGGGCATCATCATCGGCTGCATCAAAGACCTGAAGATAGAGGGTGGCGAGATTACCGGCGAACCTTACTTTGACGAGGTGCGCAATGAAAGCAAGTTGGCAAAGCAGCAATGGGACAAAGGCACCCTGAAGATGTGCAGCCCCTATTTTGAAATTATAGAGTCAAGTGATGACCCTGAACTGCTGAAACCCGGGCAAACCCGTCCTACCGTCACGAAGTGCAGGTTAATGGAAGTGAGCATGGTTGACATGGGCGGCAACGATGACAATATAGTAATGCTGTCGTATCAGGGCAAGGAACTGAAACTCGCCACAGGTGAAGACAGTGCCGCGCTTCCTTTGCTGAAATCAAGCGGCGGAGATGCTCCGCAAGACAATAATTCAAAAACAGAAAAGACTATGAACGTAGATTTTAAAGCTATCGCCCTGAAGCTGGGCCTGCCGGAAACGGCTACAGAAGCGGACATCCTTGCCAGGATAGGTATTTTGCAGGGATTCGAGACCGCCAACACGGAACTGCGCACCCAACTGGATACCATCAAGCTGGCGGGCGTGACACAAATGGTGGACGATGCCGTCAGGGCAGGGAAGTTCAATGCCGACAAGCGGGAGCATTTCATCCAATTGGGTAAGACAATGGGCAGTGAAAGCCTGAAACTGACACTGGAGAGCATGGCACCCGTGACGAAACCCATGCAACTGCTGAACATCGGCGGCGGAACCGTAGGCAGTGGTGCGGCAACCGGACAATGGGGCAAACTGAGCGAGGTACCGGAAGCGCAGCTGAAGCTGATGCGCGAGAACGATCCGGACAAATACCGTGCGCTGTACAAGGCGGAATACGGCATTGACTGCCCGAAATTTTAGAAATATAGTATCAATTGTAAAACAGAAAGTGTTATGATGAAATTTTTAGTGGGAACGCTGTTCAACGTCCTGATGGGCGTAGTATTGGCGTCGGTTGTGGGGATTGACCCTGCTTATGGAGCGGCTACGGCGGCAGTACCGATGGTGCTTGGAAAATTCATGCCCGTAGGGGCACTCTTTGAAGGTGTATACACCGAAGTGTGGACAGGCGAGCTGGTGAAGCAGCTCAATGCGGGGCTGGTGGCGAGTTTCCTGAACGGCATTCCCGATTATTCGGCCAAGGTGGACAATGAAATCATTCACCTGGTAGATGTAGGCGGCGACCCGGACGTGCTGATAAACAACACAACGTATCCCATCCCTATCCAGGACTTGAGCGAAAGCGATATTCCCATCGGGCTTGACAAGTTCCAGACGAAAGCCACCCGTGTGACGGATGATCAGCTGTATGCCATCTCATTCAACAAGTTCAGCGCGGATGTGGAACGTCATGGCAACGCCATCTCCACCGTGAAGTACAAGAAAGCCATCCATGCGCTGGCTCCTTACAGCAACACGGCCAAGACTCCCGTCGTCAAGACATCGGGAGAGGCTGACGCAAACGGTCGCAAGAAGATTACCCGCAAGGATATCATTGCCCTGAAAGCAAAATTCGACAAGGCGCAGGTTCCTACAGACGGACGTCGCCTGGTGCTCTGCAACGACCACGTGAACGACTTGCTGGAAGACGACCAGAAGTTCCGCGACCAGTACTACAATTACACCACCGGTAAGGTGATGAACATGTATGGTTTTGAAATCTACGAGTTCGTGAACTGCCCGTTCTTCACCAAAGAAGGCGTGAAAGTGCCTTACACTACCAAACCGGCAGATACCGACATGCAGGCATCCGTGGCGTTCTACGTCAACCGTATGTTCCGTGCGCAAGGTACCACCAAAATGTATTACAGCGAGGCACGCACCAGCCCGCAGACGCAGGAGAGTCTGGTAAACTTCCGCCACTACGAAATCACCATGCCCAAGAAGATGGAAGCCATCGGTGCCATCTACAGCTGGGACGGCTCCACTGCCCAGACTTCGGATGCGACTGCTCCGGCAGAAAAACGTTGGGCGCAGGTCAGACGCGAAGCGATTGAGGCTGCCGAACAAGCTGCTGCCGGCGGGGAAAGCCCGAAAGCAGACGATGCCAACAGTGAATTGGAGGAATAGTGATGAGCAGAGGACTACGTAACAACAACCCCGGGAACATCCGCCTGTCACGTACGTTGTGGCAGGGGGAGGTCCGGCCCTCCCGGGACAAGGCTTTCTGCCAGTTCAAGACAATGGCTTACGGATATCGTGCCCTCATCAAGTTGCTTCAGAACTACCGTCGTAATAACGGTTGCCGCACGGTAGCGGACTTCATCAACCGTTGGGCGCCTCCGGTGGAGAACAACACTTCGGGTTATATCAGCCGGGTATGCAGGGAGATGCAGGTACCGACATCGTTCGTGCCTGATATAAACGACCGGGCAACGATGTGCGCTTTTGCCGCCGCGATCTCACAAGTGGAAAACGGTGTACCGGCAGTGATGATGAACGTGGAAGCCGGCTGGGAACTGCTTTAATGATTGATAACCCGTAACGATTTTCAGCCATGAATTCAGACTTGATTCTACAGATTCTCCAATGGCTTGTGCCGAGTGGCATTGCCGGTTCCCTCTGGGCATGGCTGAGACGCCGGGAGAACAACAAAGTGCTCGCTGCCAAGGAGCGGAACGATGCCTATAAGGAAATGTACGACAACCTGTCGGGAACATTAATAGACTTACAGAATGAGAACATCAAACTTTACAAGGCGGTGCGGGAGCTCAACCGCACTATCCAGAAGGCTTCTACTTGCAAGCATTATGGCGATTGCCCTATCCGTCACGAGCTGCAGAAGTCCGGGACGATTGACACGGAACAGCCTCGTTACCGACAGCCTGCAAGGCAGAAGCGTGTTCGCTCTCCTTCAGCAGCCCGTTCCGCCCAGCCTGGCGAAGACGCAGTTTCCGACGAATCTGCTGAATTCGATACCTGTGGGGACGGGATTCAGTAAGCGCAGCGGACAGGCCACGGTGAACGTCACCCGCATATCGGAGGACAGCCTGGAGGTGACCGCCACCTGCGACAGCCTGGCGCGGCAGGTGATGATGCTGACGGAAGAACTGACCCGGATCAGGAGCGAGACTTCGGAAGAAGCGGAGCTGCTGCCTCCGGAGGTGATAAAGGAACCCACCGGCTGGCAGTGGTTTCAGATATGGACAGGTCGGCTGGCCGTTGCCGTCCTTCTTCTGATACTGATTAAACGGCGATTGAATAGAACTTAAAAAATAAAAGAATTTATGGACGGATTAATCTACGGACTGGCGCACCTCAAATTCAAGGAGAAGGAAATAGGCCTTATCAGTGAGGAAGGCCTGCAACCTGCCGGAAGCGCTCCGAGTACCACGGACATCTTCGCCGCACAGGTGAAGGATGGTCCGGTAATGACACTTACCACCAATCCCGGCAAGAAGGCATTTTCCTGCACCCTGATAGAGCTGAATGCCGACAGTCTGGTGAACACTATCGGCGGCACCAAGGACGCCAATAACAACTGGGAGCCTCCCGAGAAATGGGAAGCTACGGGCGTGATGGATGTAGTGGCTGACAGTGGCGAGACCCTGCGCTTCTACAACGCGAAGGTGACCGGCAGTGACTTTGCCAACGGCATCAACTCATCAAACGTATTGGGACTTTCCCTGAACATCGAGCTGCTGAAGGATGCCGACGGCAAGCGCATGAAGCTCTTCGCCAAGGGTGTCGACCCGGATACGGGCGCCGAGGCTGTTGGAGGGTAAAAGGTACGGACTATGAAACCGAACCTGGAAATCGAGGCTCTTGCGGAGAGGATCATGTCGGATGCCGGCATCTCCCTTCCGCTGCGGCTTCCCGGAGGGAAATACATCCGCTGGGTGATGCGGGTGCCGAACCTGGAAAGCCGCTGCCGCATACAGCGGATGTACCTGAAGATGGGTGCGACACACGAGGAACTGAAGGCTTATACTTTCGAGCAGAAGCAGGAGTTCATGGTGAAGCATACCGGAACGGTGAGCCGCATGGTGGCATACGCCATTGTCCGCGGTTGGGTGTTGGGTTGGCTACTGAACCGCCCGGTGGCATGGATGCTGCGCAGCTGCATGCATCCGGCAGCCCTGGAAGAGGCATGGATGATTGCCCTTAGCACGATGAGCACGGTCCCTTTCGGGAATACTATCAGATTGGCCGAGGTGATGAGCCTGACGGCACCCAATCTGAGCCGAAGAAAATAGAACGGGAGTTAAAGGGGTACATGGAACCCGCCCATAGCCCGTTCGGTCTCGTGGGACAGATAGCCCGTGACACGGGTTGGAGTGTGGACTATATCATGCGCGGGGTGAACTACCCGATGCTGATGCTGATGTGGCAGGACTTCCCCCGCCACGTGCCGGGAAGGAGGAAAACCACGCAGGAGATGGTTGCCGAAAAGAGAAGCCGCAACGGGCAGCCGAATATATCTCCGGCGGATTATTTACAACAATTGCTTGACGAAGAGGAGAACGCTGATGAATCCCATTAAACTTGAAATATTCCTGGATGACAAGACGCTGGCGGGCATGCGGTCGGTGGAGGGCAATGTGGCCAACATGGAGGCTTTCACCAAGCGGATGATCGGGCATCTGAAACTGGAGCTGAAGGATTTGGAGAAGGAGTATAAGAATCTCCAAAAACAAGGGCTTGCCGGTGACAGGGAACTGGCGGATATCCAGGCACTGAAGGGTGCCATCGGCGGATTGAAAGAGCAGTTGAAAGAATACGAGGCGGCAAAAAAACGGGCGAACGAGACGCCCATCATGGGTAATGACCCCGCACCGAAACTGAACAGCGTGAGGATGAGCATGGCGCAGATAGCCCGCGAGCTTCCGGCACTGGCTATGGGACCGCAGATGTTCTTCCTGGCGATATCCAACAACATACCGATGTTTACGGATGCGGTGGGTAATGCCAGAAAGGAGTACGAGAGGCTGACGGCGGCGGGCCAGAAGGCGATGCCGGTATGGAAGCAGGTGTTGAAGTCCCTGTTCTCGTGGCAGACGGCTATGGCAACGGCAATAACGCTGACTGTGGTATTCGGCAAGGAAATTGGGAATTTCTTCTCTACACTCTTTTCCGGGAAAAAGTCAGTTATTGGTCTGGCAGAGGCACAGGAAGAGTTGAACAAGGCGATGCAGGAATCCGATACGGGTATCGGAAAGAATCTCGTATCGCTCAAAACCTTGCAGGAGAAGTGGGCCTCCCTGGGAAATGACCTTTCCGCAAAAAAGAAATTCATAACTGAGAACAAGGAGGAATTCGACAGACTGAATGTGGCTGTTGCCAACGTCGCAGACGCGGAGAATCTGCTGGTCGACAATACGGAAGCTTTCATCAAATCCATGCAGCTCCGCGCCAAAGGTGCGGCAGCCCAGAAGATGGCTGCCGAGAAATACGAAGAGTCCCTTAGGCTACAGCTGGAGATAGAAAAAGAGAAGAAACGTCCGGTCAGCACGCTTGAAAGGACAGCCGGCACTTTGAATACCGTCCAGTCAAGAGGGCTGGTAAATGAAACCGGTGAAGACCTCAAACGGTACGGAGTGGAACATCTGGAGAAACAGAAGAAAGCCATCGACGAGACTGCCGATGCATTCTTCCGACTCGGCATTGAAGCGGAAAATGAGGCCCGGAAGGAATTGAAGGCAGCAAATATAAAGGACAAAATAAAAGTAAAGACACCGGTAAAAGGAGGTAAAACAGTTACCGACTATCAGAACGAACTTGTCGACGCCCGTATCCGTGCCCAGCAGAAAGTGGAGGCCGCCCGCATCGCCGTGATGGTGGAGGGACGGGAAAAACGCAAGGCGCTTGCCGAAAAGGAGTATAATGACACTCTTGCCGCCATCGACAAGGAAGAACGCGATACCCTTGCCAAACTGGAAAAATCAAGGAAGGCGGGCAGGAAGGTGACTCCCGAAGAGGAGAGGCAGGTGAAGGACGGCGCGACTGCACAACGCGCCCTTGCCCGGGTACAATACCTGCAGGGCACCTACAATATAGAAAAGGAATGGCGCGAGAAGAACCGCCAGGCCTGGATTGACTACAACAAGGAATACGGCACCTACCAGAACAAGCGCCTTGCCATCGTGCAGGACTATGCACTGAAGATAGCCCGTGCCGAAACCGAAGGCGAGAAGGAATCACTGAAAAAGAAACGGGACAACGACTTGAAGGAACTGGACTTCGGGGAATTCAAGAAGACCGTCAACCTGGCTGACGTATTCGGCAATCTGGATGGACAGAGTACGGAAGTGCTTTCCGCGCTTCGTGACAAGCTGAAAGAATATATCAATGGCGCTGCCAAAGAACTGCGCCCGTCCGATTTAAAGGAATTGCAGGATGCCCTTACGGATATAGACCTGAAGATTGCCGACCGCAAGCCTTTCCGGGAATTGAAACGCTCGCTGGCAGAGTACGGCGAATCCCAGGCGGCAGTGGAGAGCGCCCAGGAAGACCTGAACACCGTAATGGCAGGAGGTGAAGTGGTTACGGGTATGTATAGGGACGAGACCGGCAGACTTGTAGCTGGACTGTTGACCCAGGAGCAGGCTGAAAGGAACCTTGCAGCCGCCCAGAACAACCGTCTGAAAAAGCAGGCGGCATTGGCGCAATCGCTGCAGGGTGTGGCGGGCAGGATGTCATCCTACGGTCAAGCTGCCGGTACCATCATCTCCACACTGGAAGGCTTTGGCGTCACTGTTGACGAGAATGTGAAAGGTGTGGTGGAAGGATTCAACACCATGAGCGAAGGCATCAGCCAGTTTGCCCAATCACTGCTCAGCATGGATATCGGCGGCATGATAAGCGGTGTGGTGAACACCGTGGGCGGTGCCATCAAGAGCGTGGGCAGCCTGTTCGGTGCCGACTGGGGAGGCGAACGATCGGAAAGACGTTACCGGCAGGCCAAAGAGAAATACGAGAGTTACATGGAAGTACTCGACAGGGTCATTTCCAAACAGAAGGAGCTCGTTGCTTCCATGGAGGCGGACGACTTCGCCAATGCCGACAACTCTTATGAGCGTGCCCGTGAGTTGCTGAAAAAACAGCAGGACTATGCCCGGGAGATGGGTAAGGCCTATCTGAATGCAGGTGCAAGCAAGGGGTTTCTGGGCGTGGGGTCAAGCGCCTCGCACGGTACCGACCAGCGCAAGGACATCTCCCGGTCCGCCTGGGAGCAAGCCAGGAAGGTGTTGGGTAGCGACTTCGATAAATACGGCATAGGGGACGGTCGCATGACGGGACTCTTCGACCTCTCGTATGAGCAGTTGGTGAGACTTCGTGATGAAGCAAGCGGGTTCTGGAGCGAACTGCACGAGGACACACAGGACTACCTGAACCAGATTATCGAAAGCGAGGAAGCCTGGCAGGAGGTGCAGGAAGCCCGCAAGGAGGCACTGACGAAGACGGACTTTGACAGCTTCTATAACAGCTTCGTCTCCATGCTGTCCGATATGGATGCCACTTCGGAGGATTTTGCGGACAGTTTTGAGAAGTACCTGCAGAATGCCATTTTCTCCGCACTGGTAGCCACGCGATACAAGGACCGGATACAGAAACTGTATGACTCATGGGCGGACATGGCCGACAAGGACGGACTTTCTTCCACGGAGGCGGAGAAGCTGCGCGGGGATTACCGGAAGATAATCGATGAGATGCTGAAAGAGCGTGAGCAGCTGATGGAAGATTTCAACTGGAAACCATCGGGCGAAGATGGAGGCAGCCAATCAGGACGCGGCGGTGTCTTTACCGCCATGAGCCAGGAACAGGGTACGAAGCTGGAGGGATTGTTCACCTCCCTGCAGGACCATGCCAGTGGCATGCACCGTCTGCTGGAGGAACTGACGAAGGGACGTTCCGCCGACCATGATATATTCCTGCAGATAGCTGAGAACACCGCTTACTGCAAGATACTGGAAGACATATTCGACCTTCTGGCAAGCAAGGACCGGGACGGATGGAAAACGATATAGCAAGCTTATGAAAGATTTGACAGGATATATGACGATAAACGGCAAGGATGCCTGGACGGAATACTCCGCTTTCCTCTGTGAGGACAGAGAGGAGGATAACTTTAATCTCAGCGAGTTGCTGAAACCGCTTGAGATGAAGGAGTATACTGCCGTGGATTTCCGGGAACGCAACGGCGAGGAACTGCCGGAGGCATTGCCGTCATCCTGCTACAAGGCCCGTGACGTGACGTTGTACTTCGCCGTATACGCCTCTTCTCCGGAGAAATGCGAGACCCGCCGTGCGGCATTGATGAAGGTCATGTATTCCGGATGGGTGAACCTGCAGGTAAAGGGGAAGACATCCGCCTATAAGTTCTACTACAAGTCTTCTTCCGACTTCGATACCGTGACGGATGTAGCCGGCGGAACGGTCGTAGAGAGATGGAAAATGAAGTTTCGGGAACCGAAACCCGGAGCTCTTTAAATAACGATTAAAAGCTGTTTGAATGGAACTCAAAATCTATAACCGGTCCGGAGAGTTGAAACTGACGGTTTCCACATCCTCCTCCTCCACCTGGAACCAGGAACTGATGAAGGAATGCTCTGTGTCGGTCTCCTTTACCCACCCGTCCTACGTGATGCTGGACGTGGAGGACTATGTGCTGCTGGAGGGAGTGAAGTTCAGTATAAAGAAGGAGTACAAGCCGAAGCAGAAGAACAGGCAGACGTACAACTACTCGGTGAAGTTCTACGCCCCCATCCACGACGCTGAGCAGGTGATGTACCTGCACCTGACGGACGGTGCGTATGAACCGCAGTTCTCTCTGAATGACAGTCCGAAGGTACATCTGCAGAAATGGGTGGATAACATGAACCGATTGTCATCTATACCGGTATGGAGCATTGGTGAAGTTTTGGAATCCGCGAACAAGACAGTGGAATACAACAATGCCACTTGTTGGGATGCCTTGTCGCTGATGTCCGACGCTTTTGAGTCCGAATGGTGGGTGGATGATTTCAAAATCAATCTGACCCGTTGTGAACGTGGTGAGCTCGTAGAACTGGGCTATTTGCAGGGCCTCACCTCGTTGGTACAGTCGGAAAACAGTGATGATGTGAAGTTCTTTACACGTTTAATTCCTCTTGGCAGCACTAAGAACATAGACCGCAGCCGCTATGGCTACAGCCGTCTCCAGTTGCCGGACAAAGCGAAATATGTGGACCGGAACACGCATTACGGACTGTTCGAGCATGTGGAGGAATCCGCATTTTCGGAAATCTTTCCGAAATACACCGGAACGGTCACCTCTGTGCGAAGTGAAGAAAAGACGGATGAGGACGGCAAGAAGTTTACGGTCTACTATTTTAATGACGAAGGAATGCTATTTGACCCGAACAAGAACGAGATTGCCGGGCTTGTGAAACGTATATCCTTTCAGACCGGTGACCTTGCCGGGCAGGGAAATTCCGAAAGCAACAATTACTGGTTCGAGGCCAACTATAATTCGGATACGCTGGAATGGGAAATCATCAACACCTATCCTTCCGATGACATTCAGATACCGGGCGGAAACCTTGTACCCCAGCCGGGAGACACGTATATTCCCTGGAATATTCGCATGCCAGAATCATACGAAGCTCAGGCTGAGCAGGACTACAAGGCTGCCGTGGACAGTTTCTTGGAGAAATACAGCGATGACATATCCATCTATGGTGGCGACACAGACTATATATGGGTAGACAAGCAAAACATACCATTACAGCTCGGTCAACGTGTGCGGTTGCTCAGTGACAAGTATTTCTCTTCCGGATATTTCGATACCCGGATGACGAAGGTGGTGCGGAAGCTGGACAACCTGGGAATCGCCAATATTGAGTGCACCAACAAGGTCGGCAAGGGATGGAAGAGGACAGTGGAAGCAAGCCTCTCGCAGTTGCAGTATGTGGTGTCAATGGGGGGGAGTTCCTCTTCCGGAGGCAGTGGCTCTTCTTCCATCACAGAGGTGTCTGACAAACTGAAGAAGGATATCCTTGTCAATTCCAGCGATGTAGGATATATAAAGAAGGGAGATGTGGTTGCTTCCGGAGAGACATGGGAAAAGATTTTTCGCAATATGCTTTACAGACCGGTAGGAGCGGAACTCCGGAGCAGCATATCGACATCAAATGATGTGGAATATGGCACTCCGAAAGGATATATCACCTACACGGCCACACGCAACGGACAGGGTGCCATGAAGGAAGCCTACTATGATGACAAGAAGGATAATATACTGCATTTTTCGGAAGAGAATTCCGGTGTACAGACTGCTGTCAGACGGCTGTCCGGCACCTATATCGAGAGGGAGACCTACAAGGCCGCCGTCACTTATGCCGCATCGGCCGACGGGCAGCTGCCGGAAAAGACATTGAACGACACCATCAGCGTAAACGTGCGCCGCAAGTGGTTTGCCGGGGTTGTG